ACGTTTTCGCGCCAGCGTACTTGCGGGCTTAGGGCGGCGATTACTCCCGCGACCGTCGGGCGCCCCACCTGATAGCGCTCGGCCAGCGCCGCGACGATCTCCGCCGCGTGCGGGTACCACAGACCTCCGGCTTCGAGCGTCGCGCTCGAAGCCGACTCGAAGTGCTTGAGGAGGCGGTCGCGCCAGTGGCGATGCTCCGCCGCGTAGCGGGCTTGTAGGGACGCCGACCTCACTCGCTCTCCTCCGCTTCCTGATCTTCGCGGCAGATTTGCTCCCAGCGTTCTGGACTGATGGCACCGCGTAGATGCGGCGGAACGTTGGAGGCGTCCGCTTCGGCCTGCGCGGCCTCGCGGAGCGTTGGACCGACTTCCCGCGCGATGCGGTCGGCGGTACTCTCGAAGTGCCCGCTAACGATAGTGGGCTTCCCGTCAGTGTGGATCATTCGGGCTTCCTTGCGCGTTCAAGGTAGTGGGCGATCCACCCCAACGCTACCCCAGCCAGCGCGCATCCGGCGGCCGGTAGGAATGAGACGATGGGGCGGAATCGCGTTGTCATGCCGCCATCCAAGCACGGATTCCTGGCTTGTCAAGCTGTCTTCGTCACATAAGCGTCACACAGTGAAATCCGTCACATAACAAGATTTTCCCTTGACAACGCTCCAACGCCGTGATTTCATACTCCCACAAAGCGAAACGGGGCCGCGAGGCTCACGGCGAAAGGAAAAGATAATGAGTATTCACTTCATAGACAACCGGGCGCTCATCGCGGGCGCCTACGCGGATCTCATGGTGAGCGCTGAAGACACTAGATATGTTGTCAATTCTCCGATGCGTCGCGCGGAGAGCGGCTGGCGCGAACTTGCTGAGGATTCCGTAGAGCGCGCCGCCGGGATTCGTCTCTTGTTGGATGTGGAGGAGGTTCCCTACGATGAGCCGTATTCGAATGCCGCCGAAATGTGTGGCGATATTTGGGGCGGGCACTTCATGGTCTCAACTACGCATTGCGAGCATCCCCTGTGGACGCCCGCTGAGAACGTCGCATTCCGGATTGTGCATGATGTGCTCGGTCACTACGCCGCCAGCGTGGCGGGAGGCTTCCCTAATTGGACGCGCGGCGCGGGCGACGAATTGCGCCCTTCGGCCGCCGTGGTGGCGGGCTTCGATTGGGAGGGCGAGACACGGGCTTGCGGCGCGCACGCTCCCATACTGCCCAGCTCCGATGCTAGGCGGGCGCTCTTTACTGAGTGCCTAGGGCAGACCGCCTACGCTATTGAGCGCGGCAGGTTCCCCGAGCAGGCAGTGGGCTACCTTGATTCCTACGTATATACTCTGTCAGATCAGTACAACGAATTCATAAACGGAAAGTGAGACAGACAATGAGAGAGCATCGAACCGGCTACGCCGCCCAAGGTTTCATCCTAGGCGTGCTACTGGCGGCGGTCATCGTTATCGGTTGCGCGAAGGCCGAGCCATTCACGTCTGAAGGCACCGGAGCCGAGCGAGTCTGCTACCCAGCGAAGCTGTGGGGACCGGCGCCCACCACCGCGCGCCCCTGCGTCACCGTGGCGCGGCTCTATGAGGATGGCAGCGGGCGGCTTGAGCTGGCGCCCGCGAGCGGCCAGCGTCCCGCGACTTGCGTTATGCCTAATCCGCGAGAGGAGGTCGGTGGATTCGAGATCTATTGTTATCGACGCTGATTGATTGTAGGGACGTTGGGGTGCCATATCCCCTGGCGCCCCAACGTTACGTCCGACGCCGGACGAAACTTTTTCCAACGTGTCCCAACGTCCCAGTAAGGTAGGATCGCTGGGGCGCCGCATCAGAAATGGCGCAGAGTTAGCGACGTTGGATTGTAGGGGGAGGGGCGGTGACAGGGACCCCCCATAGAATCGAAGTGTTGCAACCTAGACTAGAATTCTGTCGCTACAGAACCGCAGGAACGACAAAATGCCCACCGGGGCGGGCACCTAAAACGAAACCTTTTGTCTCAGATCAAGTCATCGGCGGGCAACATACGCGCAAGCTTCTGGCGCTCAAGCCGGAGCTGTCGCAGGAGGCGCTTGAACGAGCGCCGATGCGCGGGGGTGTACGGCCGATCATGATGGTCGCTTCGCTTAAGTTCCGATCGGAGGACATCGCTTCGATCCTCCGTCAACCGAATCTGACGACGAATCCGTTTCTGCCGCTCGGGATCGCGAGGGCGCGTACGGCGGCGAAGGCGGCGGCGCTCCTCTTGAGCGGCCTCTACAGCCTCTCGCGCTTCGCGCAGCTCGCGGTCGATCTCCCCCGTCGAAGGCAGTCGTTTCATACATGAAGTATAGCAGCAAAGTCAATCCTCATGCCGTTTGAGGCCCGAAGTGTATTAACCTTTCCTGAAACCTCCATTCAGACAAAACGTTACGCTCTTAATCTCCAGTCCTCAAGCCAAATTTGCTGAGTTCAAATACGTATGCTAGGCTTCGGCTCAGCCAAGAGGCGAGCCGAGCCAGCGCAGTATGACTCACCCGCTGCTCTTATAACTCCCGACGCCCTGCTAATCTCCCCCTGTGGCTTCGATTCGAGACACACTCCGGGGACTGACGAGCGCCCCAGCGGACCGGAAGGCGCTCGCCTATCGAGGCTCGCGGGGGTCCGCGCTCATCTTCGGTTCGGGATCCCACGAGGGATCGGGTCCATTCTCCGCGCGCGCGGCTAAGACCCACCTGTCCGCCTACGCGGGCAATCAAGCGATCGATCTAGTCTTCGGCTGCTGCAACGTAATCGCGGAGACGGCCTCCGCCGCGGGCTTCCAACTGAAAAACGAAGACGGCAAAACCCTCCCGCTATGTCGCGCGGAGGCGGAGGCGAGCGAACGCCTCGCGCCCCAGGATCTCGTTGAACTCCTCAAGCGCCCGAACCCCTGGCAGACGTGGACGGACTTGATTGAAGAGCTGATCATCGACTACATCCTCACCGGAGACTGGTTCATCTATCAGTACGGCCTCGAAGATGAGACCGGCGAGTACCCCGGCGCGAAGCCCGTCGCCCTCTATCGATTGCCCCCAGATCGCGTGACCGTCTTGACCGGCGAGGAGGTCGGGCGCGCCAGTGAGTTGATTGGCGGCTACCGCTATGAAGTACCCGGCGCCGAGAAGCCCGTAGACTACGACGCCGCCGACGTGATTCAGCTCCGGCGCCCCAACGTCCACTCTCCCTATCGCGGCGCGGGGATCATCGCGGGCGCGCCGCTCCTCTTCGACCTGGAGCTGGCGCTACAGCAAGCGAAGGAGGCCTTCTTCCGCAACGGCGCTCGACTCAGTGGCGTACTGGAGACCGATCGCTCCGTACCCGACAACCTCGGTTCGAAGCTGAAGCGCGAGTTTAACGGTCTCTTCGCGGGTACGGAGGCCTCAGGGATGACCGCCCTCCTCTCCGCGGGCGTCAAGTATCGACCGATCCAATCTAACGCGCAGGAGGCCGAACTGGCGGCCATCACCGAGCAAACGATGAAGCGCGTACTCGCGCTCTTCCGCGTCCCGCGCTCCAAGCTCGGTTTGGAAAGCGGCGATGAACCCGGCGAGGAACGTCGAGAGTTCGCCAACGGCATGATGCGCCCGCTACTCAATCGCATCCAGGAGATCCTCACCTACCGCCTCACGGAACCCGGCTGGGGCGTGCAGTTCTGCATCGAGTACGAGTACCAGATGCCGATCGAGGAACAAATCAAGCTCGCGGGGACCTACGGGACGCTGCCTGGTATTACCATCCGCGAGGTTCGCGAGGCGGCCGGGAAACCGCGCCTTACTGAGTTGATGGAGGATCAAGAGGAAGCCAAGAAGATCGAAGAAATCGTTCTGAACTTGCCGGGGCAGGAAGCCTCAACCGAGAATCTCCCCGGGCAGCCAGGACGCCCGCCGCGCGCGGAAAAAAAATCAGGTAAGGTCCCAGCGGGCCAAGACCTCCCCGCCGATAAGAAGATTGAAGGCCGCGGGAACGAAAGCGTGCCCGCGTGAGCGCTATAGCCTACGCCTCCGTCCAGGCCGCCGAGCAGGTCATCGGCGTCCAAGGCGGAAATTCCCTGCCGCAGGAAGTAGACCTAGCGCACGAACTAGGCTTCAACGCGATTCGCTGTCAGCCCTCCTGGGGCGGCACTGAGTCAACGGGAGGCGCCCTCGCCCTCAACGCCGAACACATCGCCGCCCTAGCGAAGATGGCGGCCTACGGGATGGCGCCCATCTACGTCGCGGGCTACGCGCCCCCCGCGCGTCAGGCCTACACCTACACGCTGGCGCGAGCGGCCGCCGCGGGCGACGCGAGCCTCCTCGTCGATCGAGACGCTAGTGGGGAGATCGCCCCGCTGAATGACTTCGTGCTGGCGCAGCCGGGCAACAAGCAGATCACCGCTAAGATTTCCGCTAATAACGGCAGTCTGATTTCCGGCGTTAGCGGCAACACACTCGCGCTCGCTTCGAAGGTAACGACGCCCCTAGCGGCGGGGACTCAAGTTGGCATTAAGCGATCGCTATACCGCCCAATCTTCAATGATGACCCCGAGGACCTCTACACGAAGGCCTCCATCGCGGCCTACCTGCGCTACGTGCGCTTCCTCGCTGAGCAGATCGACGCCGCGGGCTGCGAGCGCGGCTACATATGCCTTTGGAATGAGGACGAATGGTTGAAGGAACCCTGGAACCACGGAATCAGGTTCTTCGATACGCCGCCCGCGGGCATCACGAAGACGTACCAACTGCAGCGCATCTGCGCGGAGGCCTTGAAGATCGAAGACCTCCCGCCCGGAGTGCGGTTGATTCAAGGCGGGACAGACAAGACCGGCTCCGCGAGCTTGGTGTGGACAAAGAAAACCTCCCCGACGCCCGCCCAAGTCGCCGCGACAATCACTCACGAGGGCATACACGACTACGGGCGCCAACCGGAGGCGCACGCCTGGGACCCCGCGACGTTTAAGGTGTTGTGGGCGGGGGACGTAACCGACAACTGGCCGTTGATGGCGAATAAGCAGGCGATCTCCGGTACCGGGCTGAAGATCGCGGCGACGGAGTGCGGAATAAATTACGGATCCCCGGAGCGACGCGCTACTTACTTGACGCGCCGCGTGCTAAGTCACATCGGCGCGGGGATTGATGTGCAATCGATCTACTCACTCGCGGCCGCGGACTTCGGCATTGTGACAAAGCAGGGACCCGCGAAGACCCCAACATTCACGCGACATCAGGAGGCGGAAGCCCTACAGCAACTGAATCAATCGCTGCAGAATCTTGGCGGCGAGTGGGGTTCGGCACCAGACGTGGAGTTTCTATCCGAGGACGGCTGCGACGATCAACTACTAGTTGTTCAGGCGCGCGGCGTCAATGGGACCGCTATCTATATGTGGCAGCGCAGTGAGACGCCCCCGGGGTACTATTGGGGAGATCAACCGAAGCCCGCGCGCTCGGGCGTCGCGAAGTTCTACATTCCCCGCGGGGCGAGCATTAGGAGCACGCAGCGATTGGTGAATAGTGAAGCCAACGCTCCAACAATCGTGACCGAAGACTGTCCCTGCGGTGTTAACCAGATCTTGACCGTAGGCGGCATTGATGACTCCCCGCTCTTCGTCGTGGTAGTTTAAGAGGATGGCAACGCGAGGCCGACCTAAGCGTAAGCGTAAGCGGGGCGCCGGGAATGCCGTGCGCGTGAAGCCGCACGGGCGTTCGCCGCGCGGCTCCAACCGAGGTAAACCGCGCGTGAAGGTGGACGGCTATCGGCGCGGGAAGGCCGCGCGTAAGCGCTCCAGGCGGCGTAAGCGGCGGAGATAATTCGTCATATCTGCTGAATTAAGCGTAGAAATTGGGCTTAACTCCTCGTATTTCACGAATTATGTGAAAAGTGGAGCTTGAAATACAAGAAACCGGCGCTATAGTTGATATCGATGTCCGCCGCCCCCGACCCAGACTTTCCGCGTGGCTTCGACTACGTAACGTCGGCGCCCGACGAGCTAGAGCTTCGGGATCTGCGCAGGATTGTGACCGAGCGCCTCGGGGGTATCGTCTATGTAGACCGCCACGCCGATCGCAAGACGCCCATCAAGCAGGCGCCCGGGAAATTCAGACGTGTACTCGTTGAACTCACCAACTGCGAGCGCGATCATGTCCTCTGCGATATTCCCACCAATGAGAACGAACACGATCCCAACGCTCGCAACATGCGGATTTGCCTGGTTTGCGACGCCGGTAGAGAGCTGCTAGGCTACACGAAATGAGTCCAGCAGCTCAGTACACCGCGGTCGCCACCCTCACCTTCGCTACATTGGGTTTTCAAGCCATCGCGTTCGCGCTCTTAGGCCTGACGGCCGCCTTGGTGCTGGCGGGATTCATAACGATCTCCCCGCGAAGCGCCGCGCCCGCGGTTGAGGAGGAGATTCCAGTCCCGGAGCCTACCGATACGCCCGAGGAGGCGCTCAAGCGCGACGGCTGAGACTTATACGCCTGCTACGCTAGGCGTGTGAAGACCGAGGCTCCGTTTACCTATGACTTCACCCTTGAGGGTAAGGGTGCGGTTCGCGACGAGGACGATCACCTGATCCTCGAAGGTCTCGCCGCAGACTTCGACTTCGATCGTGAGGACGAGGCCTTCGAGCCGGGCGCCTTCGACGAAGGGATGAAGAGTTTCATGTCCCGTAATCCTATCGTCTGCTACCACCACAAATATGACTTGGCCCTCGGTCAAGTTTTGGAGTGGGAGAGTAAGGCGCAGGGGCCGTGGGTGAAGGTTCGAGTTGATCGCCCGGAGCCTCATACTCCGCTGGCGGACGTCTACAACAAGATCAAGTCCGGCGTGATCCGCGGGTTTTCGATCGGCGGGCGCTTTCACCGTCGGACTGACGAGCAAGGCCGCACGCGCATTCACAAGTGCGACGTCGCGGAGTTGTCTGTTACCCCGCTACCGATCAATCCGCGTACACTGTTTGCTGTCGCCGGTAAGGCGTTCGGGGAGGACCCCGACTTGGATGCCGCGGAGGCCGCTATTTCCAAGCTGAATGCGATCTTCGACCGCATCGATAAGTCGCTCTCCTGACTGTTCCACTTCACTTGGTATAACTCTTCACATGGATCCCAACGAGCGACTCGATAAGGTCACCGAGAAGATCACGGAGCTGGAGGGCAAGGCTGCCGCTCTGGTCGAGAAGATTGAGTCCGGCGCCGCCTCCGATGGCGTCGAGGAGGTCAAGGAGCAGGTCAAGTCGATCCAGGAGTCCTTGGAGCCGCTAGTGGCCGAGAAGGCTGACCTTGAGGGCAAGGCAGTCATCAAGGCGCTGGAGGACGAGGTCCGCTCACTGCGCGAGCGCGCTGACGCCGCCCGCAAGCCAGGCCGCCTTCCGTTCCAGCGTACTGAGAATGGCGCCAAGTCCGCCGTCTACGGCCCCGAGGCCAAGACGAGTAAGAGCTTCTACGCTGACGTTAAGTCGGCCCAGCACGAAGCGAACGCCGCGAGCGCTAAGCGCATCGAGGAGTCGCTTGAGGGGCTGGAGGGTAAGGCGATGGTCGAGGGTACCGACTCCGCCGGTGGATTCCTGGTGCCGCCCGATGTTTCGAGCGACCTGCAGCGGCTGCGCTACACCAACTCGGTGCTGCGCGGTCTCTTTTCCACCGTTCAGGTATCGACGGATGAATTCATCATCCCGAGTGTTACCTCCGGTCTGACCGCCGGTTGGGTCGCGGAGCTGGCCGAAAAGCCTGCCGCGGACCTCGCCTTCGCGTCGGCCGCCACCAACGTCTTCACTGCCGCGGGCCTCGCGGTGGTCTCGAATCAGCTTCTGAAGGACGCCAACTGGTCTGTCGATCAGCTCGTCAATACTGACTTGGCCTTCCGCCTCGCTCAGCTTGAGGAGGTCGCCTTCATTAACGGCTCCGGTACCGGCCAGCCGCGGGGAATTCTGAACACGTCGGGCGTCGGGGCGGTCGCGCTGACTTCCACCGCCGTGATCGACCTCCTGCAGGCAATCGTTACCGCGATTACCAACGTCTACACCGAATATAAGGGTCCGCCTGACGCGATCGTCATGCACCCGCGGACGTGGGCGCGGATCGCCAGCGCGCGGACCGAATCCGGTACGGGCGAGAGCTTCCTCGTCGGCCCCGGTACGGGTCTCGGCGGCAACCGCAACTTCAACGATCAGCTCCCGGGCTACGGTCAGGGCGCCCTCCCGGTCGGATCTGTCTTCGGCTTCCCCGTCTACACGACCGCTAACGTGCCGACCAACCTCGGCGCGGGGACCAACGAGTCTCGCGTAATCGTCGGTCGCTTCAAGACCGGGCTGATTCTCGATCGGGAAGACGTGACCTACGCCTCTAGCGAGCACGTCTACTTCACTTCAAACCGGACGGTCTTCCGTGCAGAGGAGCGCGTCGGCTTCACCGCCGCGCGGTATCCCAAGGCATTCCAGGTCGTCGGAGGGGTAGGGCTGGTTAATGGCTAACACTTCAAGCCAGGAGTCGCCGCACTACAAGGACACTGAGGTCGTCACCGATCCTAAGTCCCCGGAGGCGGTACAGATTCCGGTCGGCGCCAATGACGGTACGCGCGCTGCGGTAAATCCGCACACCGAGCCGTCGCCCAACGAGATCTTCGGTGATCCGACTGACGGCGGCGTACAAGGCAGCGATCCCGCCGTTCCGGCGCCCCACGATGAGCCAGCGCAGCCGCGCCCGGAGGACGTCTTCTCTGGTAACGCTGAGCCGACCTCCGTGGTCCCGGACCCCGACGCTCCGCAGGAGGCCGCCAAGCCTGCCGCGGACGACGATTCAGACTCCGAGTAACTTACGTCCCATCAACCAGGCCGCGCTGTCTCGGGGGTGAGCAGCGCGGCCTTCTCTATGCCGTAAACTGGCTGCATGCCTTATCCGCCTGAAGCTCTTCGCGATGACTTCCTGAATGAGACCGACGCCGAAACCGGAGTAGACGACGCCGCGGGGCTAGAAGCCGAGGGCGGAACCCCCGGCGAAGGCGAGCACGCCGCTCATCACAACAAGCTAGCCGATGGCCTTGAGGACGTAGTTGATGAGCTAGGAGAAAACCCTTCGGGAGAATCAGCTACAGTCCAGGCGCGCCTGGAAGCGCTAGGCCTGACGCTAGCCGGTAAGGCCGACTCATCGGCGGTCACGACCGCCCTGGCCGCCAAGGCCTCAAAAGAAGAACTCACTGCCGCCATCGCTAAAGTAATCGGCGGCGCCCCCGAAGCACTCGACACCCTAAAAGAGGTCTACGACACCCTACAGGCCGCTGAAGAATCCGACGACGCCGCCCTCTCAGCGCTGTCTGCCCTCGTTGAAGGCAAGCTGGCGAAGGCCTCCAACCTATCCGACCTGACCAACGCCGGTACCGCTCGAACCAACCTAGGACTTGGCAGCGCCGCAACCCACGCGCATACCGACTATCAGCCCAGCGATGAAGATTTGACGCTCATCGCCGCGCTGAGCACTACTTCGTTCGGCCGCGAACTCCTGACCAAGGCCAACGAACAGGCCCTCCGGGAACTTCTCTCCGTCCGCAAAGAACAGGTAGGGGTCCAAATCGAAACGAAAACAGTCAAAAACAGCACAGAATTTGTGACCATCCCCGGGATGGGCTTCGAACTCGGCGCCTCGGCTACGGAAGTGTGGCGCGTGACCTGGTGGCTGAAAATGCAGTGCAGCAGTACGGAAGGCGACGCTAAATTCGCCCTTACGGCGGGGCCAGCAGGCGCGAGCGCTGTGTGGGGGCAGATTTCCTCTGGTAACAATGCGGCCGGTAAGGGGTGGCAGACTGGCCCCGCCAACAACACGCCCGCCAAATTGCTGGGTCTTGGTGAATCGTTCAACACCCAGCCGACCGGAAACAACACGAGCGGCGTTCCAATCACTGCGCTGATCTACGGCGGCGGCACGGCGGGAACGATCAATGTGCAGTTCTGTCAGAACGAAGCCAAAGAATTCAACCTGTCGATTTTGGAAGGCTCGGTCATGGAGGCCGTGAGGATTCGGGCGTGAGCTTTATAGGATCAGGACATATAGGCTCAGGGTTCATCGGACGCTTCATTGAAATCCTCTCTGAAGTGCCGATTTTCGGCTTCCCCTCGACCGCGGACTTGGACGTCGAGGAATCCAACGTCGCGGTGACGACGAACACTTCCGCGGCCGAGATAACCGCGCAACCGAAGACGACGATCTCAATGGAAGCCGTACAGCCGTCCTTCGTCACCATGACGCCGAATACCAGCGATGCTGAGTTGGTAGACTGACTTTATGGCTATCTGGACTTGGAAGGAGGGAGATACTTGGCCTCCGGGGTTTGCGACCCTGGAAGCCCCCAACGCTGAAACCGGCGTCAAAGAAGTCATCAATCTAACCGGAGTAGTAAGCGTGAAAGTAGTCGCGCGCGAAAAGGGAAAGAAAGACCCGGAAAGCCCGCTATTCAAGGTTGCGGTCGTGGTGGTAGACGCGGCGAAAGGGCGTATCAAATACACGCCCGCTGCCGCTCATACCGAAAACGAAGGTGAACTGAATATCGAGTTCGAGATCGATTGGGGCGAAGGTAAGATCCAGACCGTACCCTCCGAAGGGTATGAGACGATGAAGGTGTCGGACGATCTTGGCTAAAATCCTCGACAGGGATGAATACAAGGCGCTGCGCGGTATCAGCGACAACAAGCGCGACGCGCAGATTGACGCCGCCTTGCCGGTGGTGGAAGACGCGATTTCTCGCGCTGCAGAACGCGATTTCACGGTCGATCCCGTCACCGAGACGCGCCGCTTTCGTTACGAAGGGCCTATAGTCAACATCGATGATGCGATCATCGTAACTGAGGTTCAAATAGACGGCGTGGTTCTAGACCCCGATGACAACTATACGGTTGAGCCTTACGATCAAAGTCAGGCCTATTACTTTCTCGATCTAAGTGCCTACTCCGGACGGCGATCTTCGCCGCTGATGGGCTTCGCGCGCAACGAAGACGTTCTAGGTACGCGACAAAATCGCTTCGTAGATGTCACCGCCGAATGGGGCTGGAAATCGATCCCGGAGGCCCTGAAACTGGCGGTAGCCCTGATGGTGGACGAGTTC